GGAAGAGACTTGAACACACTTTCATGCATTGACAAAATCAACTTGATTACTAAGTGTGGTTCAAGAGTTCAAATTGAATTGACAGAACAAGAACAAGAATTCTTAGACATGGCAGAGGCTTGTACTTCTTGGGAAGAAGTTGAAGTTTGTGCTGAAGCAATCTACAACTGGTCAAAAGAAAATGAGACTAGGGATGAGAGTGACGAATCAATTGTTCCTAAAATGTTCGACCTTGGTGACGAAGAAGAAGGTGACGAAGAAGAGAATGAGTTCCAAGATGGTGAAGGTGGTGATGACCAATATGATGATGATACTTCAGATGGTGAAGAAGATTCAGATGAAGATGGTGAAGAGGAAGACAAACTTCCCGAAGCTCCCGAGTATGGTGATGGTGACCAAGACGAAGATGGTGAAGAAGACGATGTAGAAGGTGAGACAGAGAAAAAAACTACTGGTACTTCTAAAGAAGGTGGTGTTGCAAGTCCCGAAGATTACGATGGTGAGAATGGTGCTAGAGAATCTATCACTGAACATCATGCACATAACAATGAAGAAATGTTCCTTGATGACAAACCAGCATGGAGAGAACAAATCAATTTGAGAGAGAGATTCAAAAACGCTGAGTCAACTGATATTATCATTGGTCACAATCAAGTTCTTACAGATTGGAATGACTACTGGACTGAAGAAAGAAAAATCAGAGGTCACAATGCTGAGAAAAATTATAAGAAGTCAGTCTTCACTGGAAAGAAATTGATTGATAGAAACAAAAAGATTGTTGCTCACATGGTGAAAGAATTTGAAATGAAGCAGACTGCACAAAGAAGTGTTAAAGCTTTCAGTGGTAAAACTGGTAAGTTAGATATGAACAAACTTGCAAAATACCAAATCGTTGATGATGTTTTCAAAAGAGTTACTTACTTGCCTGATGGACAGAATCATGGTCTAAATGTTTTACTTGATTGGAGTGGTTCAATTGCAAACAGTTGTGCTGAGTTATTAGAACAAGCAGTTATTCTTTCAGAGTTCTGCAGAAAAGCAAACATCCCTCACAGAGTTTATCTCTTCAGTGATGCATACTCTAAGAATAGTGATGACTACTATACTCATGATGATGGATACCTTGTTGAATTATTCTCAAATGAAATGAACAATAAGAAGTATCAAGAAATGATGACTAACATCGGGGCTCTTTGGATGAATCATTTCCTAGGAAAGTTCGGTTGGAGAAGCACTCCAAAAATGGAGAAGGCTCACAATAGTTTTTACGATGGTGAGTATGCAATCAGTTATGAAGATGACCCTTACTTCTACTTCGATACTAATGTCAGACCAATGAGTTACAGATTAGGTGGTACACCTCTTGACCATTGTTTAGTTGTCATGAGAAAATTACTTCCCGAGTTCAACAGAGCTTATGGAATTGAGAAGTCAATCCTAACAGTAATAACAGATGGATTCTCACATAGAAGTTCTTTACTCAATGTTGATTCTTCAGAAAAGAATGCATGGGCAAGAGGAGAAGGTATTGACCCTTGGGATATTTCTGAAGTAACTGAGATACTTGACCCATTCGATAATAAAGTTTTCCCTCTAAAGAACATTAACAATAGTAGATATAACAGATACGATGACTCTTTCAAAAAAACTCAGAACCTATTGTCTTGGTTATCTAAAACTTGTAACGTCACTGTGACTGGTTACTTTGTTCTTGATAAGAAAAGAGACATGCATGACATCATGGAATACACTTCTATGAAAGATACATGGTGGGATAATGACAGACAAATCTGGGCTGAGATTAGGAAGAATGGATTGGTTGTCGACTGTCACGGTTACAACAAAATGTTCTTGACTGCAACTTCTTCACTTGGTGTTGATGGTTCAGACGAATTAGATGATGACTTGGTCGATGCCAAGAAGTCTAGAGTGTTGGCTGCTTTCAAAAAGAATCAGAAAGCAAAAACAACTTCAAGGTTTTTAACAAATGAATTTATTAAGGAGATATCATGAGAGACCCATTAAGAGTAGACGAAGCATATTACATTAATCATCAAACTGATTATTCAAAGTTTGCAGATGCAGTTATGGATGTTGGGCCTGCCCCATGCACCTTCCATAATTGTCCAAAGATACAGGAATGTAAAACTGAAGCAAAAGAATGTTTTGCATTTAGGATATGGGTCAATAAAGGTGAGAACTATTTGACTGAGAAAAATAAAAAAGGTGTAGTAAAATGCCTAGAGAAGATGGGAACTAGATTTGAAGAGCTTAAATAACAGCCTTGACAATGCCATCAGCTTTTTAGTATACTATAAAAGATGAGAAAACAAATTGAAAACGGAGACTATATGACAAATTCAATTGATGTAAACGGTAAGAAATTTTCTTACACACCCGACAGGGCGGAGTTTTTGGGAGAACTCGTTTCTAAATTCCCTAACCAAACGTCCTTTGGAAGGAAAGAAATCAAAGATGCCTTTGATGGTTATTTCCCTTCATGGATAAAATCCTCGAAGTATAACTTCAAAGAAGCTCAAGAGACTGGGCCTTTGTTGTACAACCTTCAGGCTGTTATTACTGGTTACAATGGTGGGTATTCAGATGATGCCACTCCTGTTCCAGTTAAACCTGCTCCAATTGCAGCTGTTGCTTCCCCAAGTAACATGCCAGTTGCAGCTCAAACAGAGTCAGTCAATCTACTTGACGATGGTGTAAAAATCATTCCCGAGAAGATGTCTAACTATGTTCCTTTCGGACATTTCAAAGATGTCAAGAATATTATTAAATCCAAAATCTTTTTTCCAGTATTCGTTACTGGTCTGAGTGGTAATGGTAAAACTCTTATGATTGAACAAACGTGTGCTCAATTGAAGAGAGAACTCTACAGGGTTAACATCACCATCGAGACAGATGAAGATGACCTAATGGGTGGTCACACTTTAGTAAACGGTAACGTTGTCTTCAGAGAAGGGCCAGTTATCAAAGCAATGAGAAAAGGTGCTGTACTTCTATTAGACGAAGTCGACCTTGGTTCAAACAAGTTGATGTGTCTACAATCAGTTCTTGAAGGTAAAGGATACCTAATCAAGAAAACTGGTGAGTGGGTTTCACCTAAACAGGGTTTCACAATCCTTGCGACTGCAAACACTAAAGGACAAGGTTCCGATGATGGAAAGTTCATAGGAACTCAAATCATGAACGAAGCCATGTTGGAAAGATTTGCAATCACAATGCAACAAGAATATCCACCAGTGAAAACTGAGAAGTCAATCCTTTCAAAAGAAATGGAATTGACTGGTGACGTTGATGCAGACTTCGTTGAGAAGCTTGTTGACTGGGCTGACATTATCAGAAAAACATATTACGAAGGTGGTATTGATGATGTTGTTACGACTAGAAGATTGGTTCACATTGTCAATGCATTCAGAATGTTCAATGACAAACTCAAGTCAATCACTATGTGTATTTCAAGGTTCGACGAAGAGACTAGAAATAGTATCCTCGACCTCTATTCCAAGATTGATGCTGGGATAGATTTGAATGCTGAAGAAATTTCAGAAAACCCTGTTGACGAAACAGGGTACTAGGAGTATACTGGTATCATGTTTGGTAAAAAAGTTCAAACAATAGACTACAAATACAATGAGCAAGAACTCCTCAAGGAGTTCAAGCTCTACGTAGACAAAACATACGGTGAACATTATTCCAAAGATAAGTTTCAGGCAACTGAGTTTATTATGGATGGTGGTCACGGTGAAGGATTTTGTATCGGGAACGTGATGAAATATGCACAACGATACGGCAAGAAGGGTGGTTATAATCGTGCTGACCTTCTCAAGGTAATTCATTATGGATTCCTTGCTTTGTACAACCACGATAATTATAAGGAGACTAACTAGTGATGAAAATTAGTAATGATACGAAAGATGTTCTAAAGAACTTCTCTACAATCAACTCGGGCATTCGAGTCAAAACAGGCAACAAACTGGAAACTATTTCCAATATGAAAAACATTCTTGCAGTAGCAACTGTGGCTGAGGACTTCCCTCAAGACTTCAGTATCTACAACCTGCCAGAATTCTTAGGTGCAACATCCTTAATGGATGACCCCGACTTCCAATTCAATGATTCCTCATTGTCTGTGGCAGATAACAATTCCTCATTGTCATATTTCTATGCAGCTGAAGGAATGGTAACTGCACCCGAAAAAATGATAACTATGCCAGAGGCAGAGATAGAATTCAAAGTAACGTCAACATTATTGACCGACCTTAAGAAAGCTGCAGCTGTCCTAGGTGTTAATGATTTGATTCTCAAATCAGATGGTACTAATGTGACATTGATTGTCACAGACAAGAAGAGTGATACCTCTAATACATTCTCAAGAATCGTAGGTGAAGGTGATGGAACTTCTTATGAAATGAATTTCAAGATGGAGAATCTTAAAATTCTAGATGGTAACTATGATGTTCAAGTATCATCAAAAGGTATATCTCATTTCAACAATGCAGATGTAGAGTTGGAATACTTTATTGCACTGGAGCCTGACAGCAAATACAATGCCTAACCTATATAATAATAGTGTGAATATTGTGCCAGTCTCTGCAATATACGCGGGAGTAGTCCTCACTCATCATTGGGTGGACTGCACTGCAAACTCGGTGGGGGGTTTGCTCTCATGAATGAATTTCTCTATGTAGAAAAGTATCGTCCTCAGACTATTGATGATACGATACTTCCAAAAGAACTTAAAGAAACCTTTAAGGAATTTGTAAAGAATGGAGAAGTACCTAATCTATTATTGTGTGGGTCAGCAGGTGTTGGTAAAACAACAGTTGCAAAAGCATTGTGTAACGAACTCGATGCAGACTTTATAGTAATCAATGGTTCCGACGAAGGACGTTTGATTGACACACTCAGAACAAAGATTAAAAACTTTGCATCAACGGTTTCATTATCGGGTGGTGCAAAGGTTGTAATCTTAGATGAAGCAGATTACATATCTGCAGATTCAGTTCAACCAGCTTTGAGAAACTTCATAGAAGAGTTCTCATCCAACTGTAGATTTATCTTTACATGTAATTATAAGAATAGAATTATTCCACCATTACATTCTAGAACTACAGTAATCGATTTTAGTATTACACCAAAACAAAAACCACAACTTGCACAACAGATGTTACTCAGATGTAAAAACATTTGTGAGATTGAAAAGATTGATGCAGATGAAAGGGTACTTGCAGAACTTATAATGAAGTTCTTCCCCGACTTCCGAAGATGTCTGAATGAGATTCAGAGATATGGTGTCAGTGGTGTAATTGATAGTGGATTGATTTCAACACTATCCGAAGAAAAGTTAACCCCTTTGATAAATAATATTAAAGAGAAGAACTGGTCTGCCATGAGAAAGTGGGTCGGGACTAATTCTGATAATGATTTTAATTCATTATTCAGAAAGGTTTTCAATGCACTGGAATTACAATTGGAACCCCAATCAATTCCAGCGTGTGTGTTAATTATTGCAGACTATCAATACAAGTCTGCATTTGCAATGGATTCAGAGATAAACTTTGTTGCTTGTCTAACTGAAATCATGGGAGAATGTAAGTTCAAATGACAGAATATAATGAAACAGTAGAACGACAAAGACTGCTACTAGAAGCTGAGAAATGGTCACAGGGTGTTAAATCACTTCATGCACATTCCTTTACTTCAATGTGGTACGACACAAGAGGTAACGATGGTTCAGTGATGGACATTGAATATAACAACGGTGTTGTGAAAAGAGAGATAAAGTCAACAGGTGAAACTGTATACTTTGGTAAAGCTCTAACTGGTCAAGCACTACTAGATTCTTACATAAGAAATACATAAGTGGCAAAACGAAATCCATTCGATTTTGTCAAGTCGGTCTCTTCCGATAAGACTGATATCATGGTTGATGATATCGAAGAGAAAGCATATCAACCATTCTTAATAAACAAATCTTTGTCTTACCACCAAGATTCTGTTTTCTTTACTAACGAAATGAACTGTCGACACGGTCTAGACAACCGTCTTCAATATGTGTTTTTCCTAAATACTTTACGAAAACGACAAAGATTTTCAAAGTGGTCTAAACCATATGTTAGTAAAAAACTCGATGTCGTAAAACAATATTATCAGATGTCAACAAGAGAGGCCAAAGATTTATACACTCTCTTATCTGATAAAGAGTTACGTGAGTTGAAAGACAGAATGAATATTGGTGGTAATAACAATGGATGATGCACAAGATAAAATAGTACAAGACCTCGTAGAGGTAACCTTCCCCGAAAAAGATGACTTCCTTAAGATAAGGGAAACACTATCACGCATAGGAGTTGCATCAAGAAGAGAACAAGAACTATTTCAATCTTGTCACATACTACACAAACGTGGTAAGTATTACATCACTCACTTCAAAGAACTATTCAAACTAGATGGTAAACCTACCAACATAGATGAGTCAGATATCGGTAGAAGAAACACTATCTGTAAGCTGCTAGCACAGTGGAAACTCGTAACTTTAGTCGACCCTTCTAAGATAGAAGAACC